TTCATGGTGTTGACTCCGAATATGGGGGTTGCCGATGGCTGGCCTGCGGGAGTGCAGGCCAGCCGCCAGGGGCTTAGGTTGCGCCGTTGGCTTTGGCCAGACCGCGCCAGTCGATGACCTTGGCGGCGAAATCCAGCGTGGCGCGGACCTTCACGCCGTCGATGTCTTCGCTGGCGAAGGTCTCGGTGCGCACACCTTCGGAGCCGTCGACGTAGGCGTATTCCACCGTGTCGATCTGACCCGAGCGGGCTGCCATGTACCAGGCGGCGGTGCTGACTTCATCCAGCAGCGGCTCCACGATGGGCTCCACCGCGGTGCGGCCGCCTGTGCGGAACTCGTTCACGTCAGACATGGTGGCTGGCGCGTAGTTGGAGCTGGTGAACGTGTACGCTGCCTGCTCCAGATCAGACGGAACGATCAGATACGCGGGCGCCAGGTTCAGCTGCGTCTTGCCGTCCAGGTCCTTTTGCTTGCGCATCAGCGCGCGCACCTTGCCCATGTTGTCGAGCGTGAGCGTGCTGGTGGCTGCAAGCAGGTTGCCGTGGTCCGCGTGGAACAGGGCCTTGCTGTCCTGCATGGTGGGATTCTTGGCGATCTGGTCGTACACCAGGCGGTTTTCCAGGCGGCGGGCGGATTCGCCAAAGCGCTGCAGCAGGCGGTCGAATGCGCCCAGGTCGTCGTTGACGAACATCTGGCGTGTGAGACCGATGGCGCGGCCATAGCTGAAGGCGCGGTAGCTGGTGGCGTCTTCGCTGATGGTTCCGTAGGTGTACTCGCCTGCCTCGTTCAGCTTCTTCAGCTCAGGCGCGCCGCCCACGGCCAGCACGTTGGTGATGCGGAAGTCGGGCAGGTTGGCAGCGCGGCGGGCCCACAGCTGGAAGGTGGTAGGCGCTGCCTCATACGCAGCGCGCAGGCGGCGGGCGCCAACGCCACCCAGCAGACTTGGGAAATCGCCCGTGGTGTGGTAGCCACCAGACCGCGTTGCAAACGCCCGCGTGGCGATTTCGTTGCGCGACAGGCCGCGCGTGGAAACGCCCAGACCTTCCAGCGCCTCGCGGGCCATCTCGGTCAGCGACAGGCCACGGTAGTTGCGACCGAGGTCAGTGAGCTGGGCGCGAGAGTCCAGCTTGTTCATGAGGGCTTCTTCCATGCCACGCATGCGGGTTTCGTGCTCATCACGCACGGTCTGCACGCTGACGGTGCTGCCACCCCGACGGCTTTGGTCGGTGGCGTCCATGCGGTCAAGGATGGCTGCGCGGGCCTGGTCGATGGTGGCGTTTTGGCGCAGCAGGCTTTCTGCCAGGTCGCTGGCGCCGTGGCGTTGGCACAGGGCCAGCACATCAGCGGCGCGGGCGGCGTCGGCCTGGGGCGCTGCGGGCGCCTGCGTGCCTTGCGGGCCAGCGCCGGGTGCTGCGCGGTTTGCGGTGTTGTCGCCTGCGGTGGCGGCGGTTTGTTGGGTGTCGGCGGTGCCGCCGTCGCCCTGCGTGTTTGCTTGGGGCATGCGTTGCTCCTGAGTTGCGGATGGATGGGCGGCTGCCCGGACGAATTCGCACGGCAGGCCGCCCGGCTGGGCGCCCTGCTGTTGCGAGGCTTGGGGTGCTGACCGTGTGCCTGCGCCTGCATCGGCGGGCACGGTCACGAAAGAGATTTCTTGCGGCGTCCAGCGCACAGCGCGGTACAGATCCACCGTGCCGCCGTCGGTGCGCTGCGCACCGGGCGTGATGGCGTACTGCTGCACGCTGTAGCCAAAGCTGATGGCACGAATGACGCCAGAGCGAATGTCTGCCACGATGCCGGCCAGCTCGGGGCGCTGGCTCAGGCGAATGGTGGCGCGGCCTTCGCCAGCAGCGATCCAGCCGCGATCCGCAATACCCAAAATTGCACTGACGCCACCATATACACGGTGACCATCGAGCACCTGCACTGCGCCAGAGTCAAAGCGCGTCATGTCCACGGCCTCGGTGGTCACATCGAGCGCTTCGTCGTAGGGCTTGCCCTCCCAGTAGTCGTATCGGCGCACGGTGGCGCCTTGCGTCCAAACAACCTCGACCGTGTTGTCGGCTTCGTTGAAGGTGGCGGGCTCCAGGGTGGCAGCGCGCACCTGCACCGGCAGGTCGCGCACGTCGCGCTGGTGTGTTGGGGTGTTGGGTGCTGCAGCTTGAGGCATGGCCGCAGTGTTCCGGTTTGGCTGTCGCAAATCCCGGAAAAACTGCGACTATTTGCGGGCGCCCTCTTGCGCCCCATCCAGGCTGGCCACCAATTCGAGCGGGTTTTGCGCACCAAGCAGCGCCGCCAGCAGCGGGAGCGTGCCGTCTTTGCTGAGCCGGTCGAGGTCGCTTTTGAGCTCGGAGAACACCAGTTCGGGGTCGTACCCGCGCTGGCGAATCTTCTCGATGATGGATGACAGCCCACCTTTGATTTCAGACAGGTCGGCAGCCACGTCCTGCAACGGGTTCACGCTGGCCCACTTGGGCGTGGTCCAGTCGGGGTATATATCCCTGGGTGCAGGCACACCGGTCAGGTCCATCAGCGACAGCCAGCGGGTGGTGATGCGCCCGCAGAACATGGGCACCAGCAGGGTCCACTGGTCGCGCTCCACGTCGCGCTTGTACTGGTTGGTGCGCACACGCGAACTGCTGAAGTTGACCTCACTCATGTCGCCGGTCATGAACTCATACGGCACACCAACGCCTGCGGCGATGATCTTTTGCTTGTGTTTGACGTAGTCCACATACCCAGGCGCCGCAGTGGGTTGGATGAATGTGGGGTTGCGCATGCCGGGCGGCAGGCCCACAACGCCACCGCCCGCAAGCTCACCGAGGTCAAGCATGACAGGCCCAGAGCCAGGCGCCTGATTGGCCAGGCTGTCGGGCAGCTTGACGCCTTCGAGCAAGGATTCATCCCATTCACCCAAGGCACCCATACGGGCTTCGAGGTTCTTGCGGGCCTGTTCTGCGTCTTCATACACCTGCAGGTCGCGCACGGTGGGTATGACAGGCGCCAGGGCAGAAATGCCCGCCTGCTGCCCCGGGCGCGCGGGGTTGAAGAGGTGGATGATTTCTTCGGCCGGCACGCGCTGGCTTTCGCGCAGGGTGGCGCGCAGGCCCACGTCGCCAGGGTGTCGGTCAAACAGCCAGTAGGCCGTGCGTTCGCCCCGTGCGTTGTATTCAATGCCTGCAATCACCTCGTTGGTGCCGCGCACTTCGTTGCGCTGGTCATCGAGCCAGTCAATTTCCATGAGCTGGATCTGCAACGGCACCAACGTTGGGCCCACGCGCCGCTCGCGTAGGCGCGCCAGCACTTCGCCATCCACCTTCACGGTGCCCCAGGCTTTTGCCTCCAGCCCATAGAAGTCGAGCAAGCCGTCGTAGTCTGCAAGCGGCACCCATTCCTTCCAGCGCTTTGCCACACGGCCATCGGCATCGTTCACCCAGCGCGGCACAATGCCCGTGCCCACAGTGCACGACACCATGACGTTGACCGCCTGCGCAATGCACGGCACGTTGCTGACCAGCGATCGCGCACGGTGCCGCAGCTCGCGGGCGTCTGCCAGGTGGTCAGCCTGGGCGCTGGCACCTGGGCGCCGTGGGCGCCAGCCATCGCCGCGGCTGGCGCCTTCGTAGGCCCGGCCCAGCATTTCGCGGGCGCTGGCGCGGCGCAGCCCGGCGCGCGGGTTGATCCAGCCGATGGTGCGATCAAGCCAGGTGGGCGCGGGTTTTTTGGGCTTGGTCATGGCGATCAGCCTCCGCGCAGGGTGGTGAACGTCGCGCGGGCCACCATGGCACGGCGCCGGGTGGCTGCCGGTGCCATCTGCGACTCCAGATCACGGCGCGCGGCGATCATCTCGTCGAGGCTGCGGTAGGTGACGGAGGCGCCTTTGGCGTCGGTAATGGTCCGCTCACCCGAATGGATGGCGGCGTTGAGTTGCGCAAGGCGCTGCTGTTGGTCGGGCGTGCTCATACCCGCACGCTACCGGCTTGCCTGTCGCAAATCCCGGAAAAACTGCGACTACTTCCCAGACTGCTTCAGGTAGCGGTACACAGTGGCGCGGTGGATTCCGAGCCGCCGCGCCACCTCGGTGGCATTGCGGCCATTGAACAGGCGCAGCACCTCGGCGGCAATCTCTCGGCTGGAGCGCTTTTGGATGTACACCTCTTCTCCCGCAAACTCTGCACGCACGGCCGTCTGGGCCTTGCGTACACGGCAGGCATCACCAGCGAGTTGCGGGAACTCGGACAACAGGTAGTCAAAAATTCGGTCTACCAAATCGGGCTCTGCTGCCAACAGGGCCTGCAGTTCTTGGGGCGGTGTGTGAGACATAGGGTTACCAGTTGCGGGCAAGTGGTTTGCGGGGGACGGACGGCCGGGCCATGGCTGGCGGATGCGGCACGGCCAGAGAGCCTGCGGGTGCAGCTTCATTACTATTATTTTGATAGCTGCTTGCGCTTTTCTCATAAGCGCTAGAGCCTGTTTTTACTTGTATTTGCTGCGGCTGGCTGAACAGGTCGGCCGGGGGCTGCACAGCGGCTTCCAGCCGCTCCCACTGCGCATCGGTGTACTTGTGCAGGCCCATCCCCATGGCGGCGTGCATGGCGTAGTTGCGGTTGTCGAGTTGCTCGTTGCGCGGGCGCCGCTTGATCCAGCGGTACGCCTCGCGCCCGTTGACGCGGGCCAGCACGCGCTGTTCGGCGGTGAGCTGTTCGTAGAACTCGCGGGGCAGTTCGTCGGAAAAGTGCACGTAGCCGGGGCCGGGCTGCTGGATGCTGAGCTGGCCCAACAGCAGGTCTTTGGCCGAATCAACCCCCACGCGCCACAGCTTGATGCCGCGCGCCACCTTGCGCCCGCGCCAGTTGATTTCCTGCAGGCTGCTGGGGCCCAGCAGTGGCACGTTGTCGTTACCGTCGCCCTTGATGGCGCGCAGCCCTTTTAGCATGTGCTGTGCCTTGCTGACCCAGCTGTACACGGCCTGGGTCTGGTCGGAGCTGTCGATGCTGGTGGCACTGATGCCCATGGTGAGGCCACCGGCCTCTTGCGGGTAGCGGCGCTGCAGGTACTCGAGCACGGCGCCCCATTCTTCGTCCACGGCGGGGTTGCCTTCCAGCACGGCCACATCCACCACCCAGCTCTCCAGCCCCCTGCCCCATCCGTACACGGTGATTTCCCAGCGGTTGCGCTGCACATCAACCCCGGCCGTGAGGATGAGCGCGCCGCGCGGCACGGTGCACAGCTTGTACGGTTCGGCCCGGGCCTGCAGGGCGTGTTCGTCGGTGCGCTCGCCGGCCAGCTCCCAGGTCTCGCCCAGGGTTTCGTTGACGAACAGCTGCATGGGCCCCACGTCGCCCTTTTCCAGCGCCTTCAGGGCGTTCTCGAACTCGGTAACGATGTCGGACCAGGCGCGCTGGGGGCTGTAGGCCGTCCACACATGCACGGCCAGGCTGCGCGGCGGGCGGCAGGGCATGCCCTTGTTGTCGCGCCACACGCGGTCGGGGCCGTAGCGTTTGCCGGTGCGCTCGCACACCCAGGCGCCGCCCACGGGCGTGCCGCCGGGCATGTAGTCGGCCTGGGTGATGCTGTCCCGGCAGTGCGGGCACACATGGCGCACGCTGGCCGGGTTGCCGCGCTCCCACTTGAAGCCGTGCGCCTTGTCTTTGCCGCCCCACATCAGCGGGTGCTCTGCGCCGCAGTGCTTGCATTCGATGTGAAAGCGCACCAGGCCCTCGGCTTCTTCTACCGCGTCCTCAATGTGGCACAGGCCTTTGAGCAGCGGCGTGGATCCGCACACCAGCTTGGGGTATGGCGCGCCCTCCAGCCGCCCACGGGCCAGGCCGCGCGGCGGGCCGCTCTTTTCGATGCTGCGATCAAACTTGCTGATTTCGTCGAGGATGGCCGCGGCCACGGTGATGCGCCGGTACGCCCGCGATGCCTTTCCGCCCAGCAGGTGCAGGGCAGAGTCGCGGAAGGGCTTGTACTTGATGGTCTCTTCGCTGGCGCCCTTGCCGCGCCTGCGGGCCTTGTTGACGGCAGGCACACCCGTCAGGGGGTCAAGCACCGGGTCAATCTCGCTCTTGACGTAGCTGTCGCGGTCATCGTCCGTGGGCTGCCACAGGGCCTGCTTGCGGCGGCGGTGCGCCACGTTGTAGGCGATGTAGGCGGTCACCATCTTGGTGTAGCCCACGCGCTTGGCCTTCATCACGTCCAGTTCCTCGATCTGGTCGTCGCTCATGAAGTCCAGAATGCCCACCTGAAACGCCCACGCCACCCAGGCGCCTTTGGTGTGGCTGCTCTCGCCCGCCAGCTTGAAGTGGTCGCGCGCCCAATCACCCAGCCGCTGCGGCGGCTCGGCGCGCAGGCTCTCCAGCCCCAGGCGCACGGCGGCCTTGATGGCCTCTGCCGTCTCGGGGTGGATGGTGGGCATGGTGGTCATGCGGTGGCGTCTTCTTCAAACTCTGCTGGCTGGTCGTCTTCGTCCTGGGCGGCCAGCATGGCGTCAATGGCCTCGGTCACCAGCCGCTCTGTGCTGCGAATCCACTCGTTGCGGGCGGCGGCAATCACCGACTGCACCGTGGTCTTGGCGTCGTCGGGCAGGTCAGGGCAGGCTTTGCGCAGCGCGCCCTCAAGCTGGTCGAAGCGGTCGACAACGGCGCTTGCAGCCATGCCCAGCACATCGGCCAGCAGTCCCACCGGGGCAAACTCTTTGCGGGCCACGGCGTTCTTGATGGCCTGGCCCTCGCGCTGCTCACGGGCCAGGGCGGCGCGCTCTTGCACCAGGTCAAGCCCGCCCACTTCATCGCCCATGCGGCCTGCGGCCTGCAGGCGCAAGCGCTGGCAGTAGGCCTGCAGAACCTCGCCCAGCGTGCCATCGCCCTGCAGCTTGCCGTCAGACACCATGGCACTGATGGCGGGCTGGGTCACCCCCACCAGTTCAGCAAGCGCCGTTTGTGAAAAAGGTGCTGATAAATCAACCACTTGCATCACATAACCCCCTTAGGAGGCATGGCGAACAGTCCGAGAGGGCGGCGCGAATTACCCGCACTGGAGGGAGCCGGGGAGGACCCGCGACGGGGGACGGGAGGGAAGCTACCGCGCATCACGCCACCATCCGTGTGAGGGCCGGGCCGGTGTGAGCGGTCCGTGGTGGGCGTGGTGGCGACTTGTGCCCGAGGGTCTGCCGTGCGAGGGCAGCCGCAGCACGCGCCCGGTCTGCGTTGATGGCGAGCTGCTCCGGTGTGAGTGGAGCAGCCGCGACCAACCGAGGCGGTGGCACGGCGGGTGTCGGTGCGAGCGACACCCCGGGCACATCCTCCCATCGCTGCTCGCGCAGCCAGCGGGCGGGCTTGGGAATGAACTGCCCATCGTTGCGTGCCCACTCGGTGGACCGAGCCCATGCACGCACTGCCGACACGATGCGCTTGCGAAGCGCTTCATCCGGGGACAGCTTCGCCCATTCCTGCCTTGCCTGGCCTGCAGCGACCTTGCGAGGGTATTCTGCAAAGAACTCTTCAAAACCCTGCATGCCCCCCGTGGCGGGGGGTAGGGGGGTATTAGGTTCTATGGAGGTTCTATCGGTTATATAGGGAGTGCTCTGTTTTGCACCCTTTTGCGCGTCGTTTTGCACCCTTTCTGTACGTCGTTTTGCACCCTTTCCGGCGCCAAAGGGTGCAATATCTGCACCCTTTTCGCTGTTACCCACAGCCCCGGAAAACGGTGCAATATCTGCACCCTTTAGCCAATTGGGGCTGATGCGGTACTCGGCATACACGCCGCGCCCGCCGCCGCTGCGCACGCACAGCAGCCAGCCCTTGGAGATCATGGCCCGCAGGTGCATCTGCACGGCCCGCACCGACTGGCGACTCTTGACCGCCATGGTCTCCACGCTGGGGAAGATGTGCGTGCCATCATCGTGCGCGTTGTCTGCCAGGGCCAGGGCCAGGGCGAACTCACCCCCGCCCGCCGGGTAGCGCTCAAATACCGCTGCGGTACACCGTGAGCTCATATGCCAGCCGCCTCCCTGATGCGAAAGCGCAGGCGCTTGTCCAAATACGCCTGGGCGTCTGACTCGCGGGCGATGCGGTCCATGCTGATGCGGGGGCGGTAGGTGGGGGTGCGCACAAACATGAGCACAGGGCGCAGCACAACGCCGCCCGTGCCACTGGCAGCCCAAATGCCGGGCGCCAGGTGGGCACCGCGCCCATCGCGCCACATGCCGTAGGCCACAAAGTAGCGGCGCCCCTGCGTTTTGGCGGTGCCCTTGCGGATGCCGGCCTTGCGCTTGTCCGTCATGTTGGCCTTGTAGCCCACCTCGCTGTACGCCTGCAGGTAGCTCAGAAGCTGCTGCAGGAAGGCGCCACGCAGGTTGCCACGGCCGTCGTCGCTGCCCGGAAACGGGTCGCGCGGTATCGCGGTCTGCATGCCAGCGGGCAAGATGCCTGCACGGCGCAATGCCGCTTCGCTGCGCTTGTCGCGCCGCCTGCCGCCAAATTCCTGCGCCTGCAAAACGTCTTGCGGGTCAACCCCGGCTTTGCCGCCCTTGCTGGGCGCGTTGGTGCTGCTGGTGGTGGGCGCAATGCTGACAGAGAGCTTGTCTGCCGTGGCCTTGAAGACCTTGGGGCTGCGCTCGACCCAGGGCGTTACGCGGTCGAAGCTGTCGCGCAGGGCGGCCTGCATTTGACGGCGCACCTGAAACCCCGTGTCGTTCAGGGCTTTGGCATACGCCTCTTTGGCCTGCGGGCCTGACAGCCGCTTGAGCACTTCTTGCACGGCGCCCAGGTTTTCGACCTTGATGGAGACTTCCATGGCGATCAACCCCTATCGCGCACAAAGCGCCATTTGCCCACCGCGTTGGGCTCGATATAGCCCCAGCGCGCCAGCTTGTGCATGTGCTCATGGGCAGACTGGGCAGAACCCCACCCAAACTCTGCGGCAATGCGCGCAATAGGGGGCAGCTGGTCGTTTTCGGCAAAAAAGCGCTGCAGATACTCCAGCACCTCAAGGCTGCGCGGCGATGGGCCCGTGCCCTTGCGCGCACCGCTGCGCGATGGGTAGCGCACGCCACGCCGGCCACCGGCCCGCAGGCGCGCCGCAATCTCGTTCGCCTCTTGCATATAGCCGCCACTCACAGCACACCCCCATCCAGCAGGCCCTGCCGCTGCGCGATCACCAACTCGTCAAGGCTCAAGGCGCATCCAGTGCCTTCAGGGCCTGCAAAACAGCCTCCCGCGTAGGGGCGCCGGGGTGGCGCGCAATGCAGGCAAGCATGGCCTCTTGCGCCATCCGCAATGGCCGCGCCGACCGCACCAGGCGGGCACAGCAGCGGGCGCACAACATGTTGAAACCACCGTGCGGACGGCGGCCCGCCGCGCACAACTCGAACGTCTGGCATGTGCTGCATGGCATCAAAACTCCGCAACAGGTGCAGCGCGCATGCGCCCGCGCAGCGCAGCCAGCGCATGGCCAATGGTGGCCTGCAGGTCTGCGGCCATGGCCTCGGCGCGGCGCATTTCATTTTTTGTGACCGCGCCACCGCGTGCAAGCGGGTCGGCCAGGGCGCGGGCCAGGTCGGCCACGCCCACCTGCAGGTGCATGAACGCCTCTACCGGGTCGCCGCCGCTGCGGTCTGGCGCGGCAGGGTAGCAAACCTGGCCCAGGTGGGCCGCCATGGCATGCAGCGGCCCCAGGTCGCCAGACATATACATCACCGCCTGCAGCTCGTGCGGCCGCAAAAAGTGCGTGGTGTTGTTGGTGTTGACCTTTGCCGTCAACGTCTCCACCGGCATACCCATGCGGGCCGCCAGCGCCGTGGCACCGCCCCGGTAGTTGTGCACTGCGTGGTACACGGCATCGGCCACATCCAGGCCCACCGGCTTGTCGGGCAAGGGGGCGTCGGCAGCATAGACCTCGCGGTCGTGAATGGAGACATTAATACCCATGCCAACCCCTCAACACAAAACCGCCCACACCACCCCGCCACGCGGAACACAGCGCACTTGCCTGCGCGCTGCGGCCCGTCTGGTATGGGGGAGGATGCACCCCGGCCGCGTGGCGGCATGCGCGGTGGCGTGGGCGGGAAAAATTTGAACCACAGGAGCGCCCGCCATGCACACAGCAGCAACCCCCACCACAGAACAGCGCATCGAAGCGCTGGAGCTTTTTTTGCAGCACTTGGTGCTGACCATCGAATGCGAACGCGCATTTACCGCCGAGCGCCTGGACCAATGGCTTACTGTGGCCTGCAGGCGCATGGCCGCAACGCGCAGCGCACCACCGGCCACCGTGGCCGCGCTGCAGCAATTGCAGCGCAAGGTGCTGGCATGAGGCACGCACTATGCGGCCCCCTGCGCTACAGATTCAGTAGCTGCCCGCGCTTGATGGGCGGTGGCTTGGCGGGTGGTTTGCTTGGAAGCCGCAAGATTCAAATACTGCACCGGCACAGCAATGCCGTGACGCACACACACCCCCAGCACGCGGTCGGCAATGCGCTGCGGCAGCACAGGCGGCCACTTGTTGACGGCCTGGTAGGTAACGCCCATCAACTCAGCAGCGCGGACCGCGCTACCACCGAGTAGATCAATGGCTTCGTCTTTGAACATGCCGCAATTAAACCATAGTTTCAGAAAGAAAACCATGGTTTTTCCTCACAGTGCGACACTATCAACTATGGTTGAATTCAGGGACCGACTCAGGGCAGCAATGGAGCACGCGAAGGTGACGCGCGAGTGGCTCATGGCACGTCTGAGCGTCTCTCGCGTAGCCATCGACAAGCTGCTGGATGGCCGCTCCAAGTCAATGACCGCAGAGCGGTGCGCAGTCACCGCCAAACTGCTGAAAGTCAACTACTTCTGGTTTGCCACGGGCCAGGGCAGCATGCTGGATGACGATATACCGGCCCAACAAGTGGATGGCGGGCTGTGCGCCAGAGAGGACCTGGCAACGTACAACACCTGGCCCATGGCAACCATCACCCGCCGCGAATACAACACACTGACCGAACGGCAGCAGGGCCACATCGAGGGCCAGATTCGCGCAATGCTGGACGCCAACCACGACAAAAGCAATGGCGGCCAGGCCGCAGCCTAAACCGGCCTGCGTGGTGATCGAGTTTCCACTTTGGCGCAGGCGCGTGCGCGGCTGCTGAACCCTGCCGGGCGCAAAATGACCATCCGAAACCCGATGGAGTGAGCTCGAAATGCTTTACAAAAACGCACTGGCCGCCGCAGCACTCGCGGCCGCCTGCCTGCCCGTGCATGCCATCAACAAATGCACCGGCGCAGACGGCAAAGTAGTCCTGCAAGACATGCCGTGCACCAGCGGCAAAGCCGAGGTGCTGACCGTGCGCCCCATTCCGGCAAGCCCGGCAGCCGCGCAAGAGGCCCAGGCGCGTGCGCAGCAGGTGAAGGGCGACAACGCCCTGGCCGCCGCCATCCGAGAAAAGCGCCCTGTGGTGGGCATGAACACCCGGCAGCTTGAGGCCGCCATGGGGCCAGCCACCACGGTCAACACCGACACCGGCGCGGGCGGCCTGCGCGAACAGGCGGTGTATGAGCGAGAAACGGAAACCTGGTACGTCTACGTGCGCGCTGGGGTGGTAGAGCATGTGCAGCACCGCCCCCTTCCGCCCGAGCTGCGCCCGCACGGGCCGCACGGCGCCCACGGACCGCGCAACGCCTTCAAGGCCGCAAACGGGCGCTGCCCGCTCAGCAACGAAGTGCACGATGCCGAGATTGCCGCAGACAGCCTGACAAACACTCCCGACCAGCGCGCCGTGCTGCAGCGCAAACTGCGCGACATGAAGGCCTGCAAATAGCCCGCCACACCCAACCGCCCAGGCGGTGAATGCAGCCTACCGGCAAAGCACCTCGGCCCGCTCCAGCAGCGGCGCCACTGGCACCTTGGTGCCGGGAAGGCGCGGGTTATCGCGCCACACCTCTTTGACGTCACGCCAGCCATTGCGCGCGGCGTGCGTGCTCGCCACCCCATTCAGCGCATAGGTTTCGGCGCCCACCTCAATCAGCAGCGCGTGCAGCTGCGGCCTATCGGGGTCGGGGAACTTGCACCGCAGGGTGCCGCCATCCACCGTCAACGGCCAGGCCGCACCAAACTCGGCACGGCTCACTGCCTGGCGCTTCACAAAACGCTTATCCATGGTCACCGGCCCAGGCGGGGCAAGCGCCGGGCCGCGCACCTTGGCTGGCGCGCCATCCGGCGTCGTCGCCTCCAGCGCACCAGACGGGCACACCTTGGCAAGCCGCTGCTCAATCACCACCCCATTGGGCATGCGGCAATGCACCTGGGCATTCGCCCCCGATGCACACGCAGCGAACGCCAGCAAAAAAGCTACACGCAACTTCATGACAAATCTTTAGTTGCGTTGATTCTGCTGCAAACCAAAAAACTATAGTTGCACATCCTTGGAAACCATGGTTTAATAAACCTTAGTTTCAGGAGGAATCGATGCAAGCCACCACCCTGCGCCCCTACCGCATCACCGTAGCCGGGCTCGAATACATCGCCCTGGCCACCGGCCCATGCGCAGCCATTGCCGACGCCATGGCCCTGCACGGCGCGCAAACCATCACGGCCAAGCCCCTGCGGCTGCAAGGCGGTGCAGCATGACCCGCCTGCAACGCATCCACACCTGGGCCGAACACGCCGCCCGCCTGGCCTACATGCCCCCGCGCCTGCCCAAGCCGCAGCCCTTGCCCGCGCTGCAGCAAGTGGCACAGCGCGAATGGACCACCGGATGGCTGCAGGGCCTGGCAATAGGCTTGGTCAACGGCGTGGCCCTGGCGGCCCTGGTGGGGTGGCTGAAATGACCACGCCCACCGCCACCCGCAACCCCACCCCGGCCCGCACCTGCGACCAGCTCGGCGTGTGCCAGGGCCACACCCGCCCCTGCAACGGCTGCACACCAGCGCCGCGCCGGTCGCACCGCATTTGCAATGCCGACCTGTGCCGACAAGGCCACAAGCCCTGCACCGCTGCCCCGCCGGGGCCGAGCTGTGGGCCGCCTACCAAGCAGCGGGTGATCCCCCGCATTTCACCTGGATCAAGCCTAGGGGAGGAAGGAAGAAATGAACGCCAACGATTTCCGCGCCGAGCTGGTGAAGATCATGCCCGGCTACTCGTGGACGGTTCACAGCAACCGCACAAACAAGTGGCTGCGGGAGAAGTTCCCGGAGCATCCGGCCCTGCTGACTGCCACCGGCATCCAGTCCAGCGGCAGCAACCGCCTTTCCACGCTCAAAGTCGAGCGCCGTGAGAGCGGCGGCGTGGTGGAGTACACGGCGCGCTCGTCGGGCTACGGAACGCGGGCACCCTGGCTTCACGAGCACACGGGTGGCACGCTGGCCCGCGCGCTGCGCGGCCTCCAGGACCACTATGAGGCGATGGCCTCCAACTACAGCACCCACGCGGGGAGCCTGCGGGTCGGCCGCAAGGCGCCCCAGGAAGGCGGTGAAGCATGAAGATCGGAATCTCCCGCATCTACTACGGCGGCGGCCGGCGCTGGTTCACCCTGCGCGCGGCGTGTCGTGCACACGCTAAATCCATCATCAAGACGCGATGGATGAGCGACGGCAATGGCCTGGGTGACGAATGGCCTACTGAACGAGTCGAGCGCCCGCCCAGCAGCACAGCCACGCCAGCACAAAACAGAGCGTTTTCGCCCTGGTGCTGGTGGTGCTGGCAGCCATGGCGGCTACGGCGGTAATTTTGGGCAATGTGGCCTCTGGCGCTTGATGGACAAGCGCTTGTAGCTATCAATTTAGTAGTTTCCTCAACCTCTCCCACAGGAGATTTTCACCATGCACGCAGCACCACAAACCACCGCTTCCACCACCGACGTGGGCGAGTTCATCACCGATCTGGACGGCGGCCAGTTCGACCGCATGCTTTCTGCCGCACTCAGCCAGGTGGCGGCTGGCGTGATCGACAACGAGAAGACCGGCAAGGTGTCGGTCGAGTTCGCCTTCGAGAAGATTCCCGGCACGCACCAGGTGCTGTGCAAACACACCTGCAAGTTCAGCCGCCCCACGATGGACGGCAAGGCGGGCGAAGAAGTCACCCGCAAAACCGCTTTGCATGTGGGCAAGTTTGGCGTGCTGTCGCTGGCGCCGCCCAACCAGATGGCATTTCTCGACCGCAAGGGCGAGCCCACCGTGGGCTGATGCCGCCCAGGCAACGCAGCAGCACCCACCCCAACCACCACCCACCCGAAAGAACCCATGAGCGACACCAACAGCACCACCGCCAGCGCCGAAGCGCAAGACATGGCGCACGCCATTTTCAGCCCCGCCATGACGGTGCCCGACGCCTTCATCGAGGCCCTTGAAAGCGGCCAGGAGATTACCGCCGCCGCAAGCGCCGTGGGCGCCGCCATTAGCGACTGCACCGGCCTGGCAGCCCTGCCCGACAGCATGACCGTGCACGACCTGGAACACGCCATGCCCTACCGACGCCATGCGCGCGGCAGCATGACCACCCCGTTTGTCGACCCCTTCGCCCGCTACACCACCGCCCACGCCGAAGATGGTGCCTGCATATTCATCAACGCCACCGACATGCAAGCCACGGCGGTGCTGAACCTGGGCACGCCAGACGTGCCCGGCCACGCGGACAACCTGGCCAAGCTCACGCCCATCAAGACCGCGGCTTACCAGGCGCTGCTGGCCATTACGCGCGGGCCCATTACCCAGCAGCAGGCGGCAGAGTTTTTTGAAGACTGGGCGGGCGAGCTGGCGTTTTACACCGACGACGCGCAAGTCACCCCCAAGCAGGCCGTGGCAGCTGTGCGCCGCATCACTATAGAGGCGCTGGCAAAGGTGGAGAGCGAAGAGCAGTCGCTTAGCGCCACCCGCTCAGCCTTTGAGAGCGTGACGGCCAGCAGCAAAGAGCCCATCCCCACCCGCATCTACTTCGCCTGCAAGCCCTACGCAGACCTGCAAAGCCGCACCTTCGTGCTGCGCCTGGGCGTGCTGACAGGCGAGAAAACGCCCCGCCTGATGCTGCGCATGCTCAAAGCCGAAGAGCACGCCGAAGAAATGGCCGAAGAGCTGTGCATGCTGGTGCGCGACGCCATCGACCTCGCCACCATCCCCGTGCTGGTGGGGCAGTACACCAAGGCGCAGTAAGCACCACAACCGCAGCAAGGCCCGCCATGCACCACACCGGCACCCTGTACCTCAGCCGCACGCGGCCCGTGGTCGACACGGCGCCCGATGGCGCGTGGCGCCTGACCCTGCTGCTGCTCGACCGCCAGGGCACGCACGAAACCGAGGCCTGGCGCGTGCGCTGGGTGGGCGACGCGGCCCGCGCCTGGCATGCCCAGCACCAGCACCTGCTGGAGCCCGGCGCCGTGCTGCGCGTGCACCTGGAGCGCGCCCGCGCCTACCAGGGCCAGGGCGGCGTACCCGAGATACATGCGCGCGTGATTTCCATCGAAATCGAACCGAAACGCCCGCCATCCGTGCGCAAGCAGCTATCAAATCAAGAGCTACAGGCCCGCGTGGCCGCATGACCCATTCACCCACCACAGGAGCCTCCCCCGTGAACTTCAGCCAACTCCCAACCCTTTCTGCCCCACTCGACGGCGGCACCTTCGCAGGCATCACCACCCAACCCGACGGCACGCACTGCGCCGTAGTGCTGCTGCCCGACCGTGGCGAAAACCTGAACCACAGCCAGGCCACCGCCTGGGCCGCAGAGCGCGGGGGCCAGCTGCCCACCCGCCCCATCGCCGCAATGCTGTTCGCCAATGTCAAGCCCCTGCTGAAGCCCGCATGGCACTGGTGCCAGGAGACCGAAGGCGCCTCCTACGCCTGGAATTGCGACTTCAGCTACGGCGGCCAGAACGACACCCGCAAGAGCTTTGAGGGTTCAGCCGTTGCCCTCCGCTTGATTCCCCTCAGTTCTTGAGTCCTTCAGTCCTTTTCTTCAAGGCCATCCCATGACCACCACCGAAACCACCCCCCTCCAGATCCCCGCCATCACCATCGAGCTACACCCCGGAGAGCGCTACGCAGGCCCCGTGCTCGACGCCGAAGGCCGCGTCAAACACCACCTGGTGCTGCTGCCCCACCGCCCCGAATCCCGCCTGAACTGGGACGCCGCCAAGGCCTGGGCCACCAGCGTGGGCGGCGAACTGCCCGACCGGCAAGAACAGGCACTGCTTTTCGCCAACTGCAAGCCGCACCTGCAGCCGGGCTGGTACTGGTCGGGCCAGGAAGATGAAGAAGACGCCTCCTCCGCCTGGCTTTGCAACTTCACCTTCGGCTCCCAGTACGGCTACCACAAGAGCTTTGAGGGTTCAGCCGTTGCCCTCCGCAGATTGATTCCTTAAATCCTTCAATCCTTTGACTTGAGCCCCACCCCATGGCCCTGCACACCCAACTACCCATCTACCGCACAGGCTTGGAGCTGCTCACGCTGGCCCATAGCGTTCAAGAGCAGATGCCGCGCGGCATGAAGCGCACCGTGGGCGAGAAGATCGCCCAGCACTGCACCGACATCCTGGAGTTGATGGCCCTGGCCAACGCCTCCAAGGACCAGCGGGCGCACTACCTGCGCGAGCTGCTCAAGCACCAGCGTACGGTAGAGGTGTTGCTGCGCGTCAGCTTTGACGCGCGCCGCGTCTCGCCCAAGCTGTGGGCCCAGGCCGTGCAGCTGCTGGGCAGCATCGGTGCGCAGGCCGGCGGGTGGCTCAAGTCCGCCAAGAACAGGGCGCCAGCAGTATGACGGTCAAGGCCCTCATGCCCGTGCGCATGGTGAATCTGGTCGCGCCGCTGGGCCACAAGCCCACCGACAGGCACACAACGGAAACGGCCGCGCCCGCGCGCGGCGCGTCCGGTGCAGCCGCACCGCTGATCGGCCAAATCCTTCGGCAGCGCGGCCTACATAGCGCGATGGTTGCGCCTCCTACGCCTGGAATTGCAACTTCAACAACGGCAACCAGAACAACAACCACAAGAGCTTTGAGGGTTCAGCCGTTGCCCTCCGCAGATCCGCACCTGTTCCAGCTGCTCGTGCAAGCCTGGCTCGACTGCCGCCGCCACAAGCGCAACAGCGCCAGTGCGATGGCCTTCGAGGCCCAGGCCGAGCACAACCTTCGGCAACTGCACGACGAACTGCGCGCCGGCACCTACCAGCCCGGCCGCAGCGTGTGCTTCGTCATCACCCACCCCAAGCCGCGCGAGGTGTGGGCAGCACGCTTTCGCGACCGCATCGTGCATCACCTGCTCTACAACCAAATCGCGCCGCGCTTTCACGCCAGCTTCACGGCAGACAGCTGCGCCTGCATCCCAGGCCGGGGCACGCTGTATGCCGCCCAGCGGCTGGAGAGCCAGGTGCGCAGCGCCACGGCCAACTGGAGCCACCCGGCCCACTACCTCAAGTGCGACCTGGCCAACTTCTTCGTCAGCATCGACAAAACCGTGCTGCTCGCCCAGCTGCAGCGCCGCGTGCATGAGCCCTGGTGGATGGCACTGGCCGAAACCATCCTCATGCACGACCCGCGCGGCGACGTGGAGGTGCGCGGCACCCCGCGCGAAAGCGCCCTGGTGCCGCCGCACAAGCGCCTGTTCAACGCCCCAGCCCACCACGGCCTACCCATCGGCAATTTGAGCAGCCAGTTCTTTGCCAACGTGCTGCTCGATGACCTGGACCAGTTCATCAAACACCGCCTGCGCGCGCCGCACTACGTGCGCTATGTGGACGACTTCATCCTGCTGCACCACAGCCCGCAGTGGCTCAACGCCGCCCGCGCCGCCATCGAGCAGCACCTGGCCGGCCTGCACCTGCAGCTCAACCCCCGCAAGACCATCCTGCAGCCCGTGGCGCGCGGCGTGGACTTCGTGGGGCACGTCATCAAGCCATGGCGCCGCACCACCCGCCCCCGCACCCTGGCCACCGCCCTGCAGCGCATCGCGCAAATGCCCGACGCCGACACCTACGCCACGGGCAACAGCTACCTGGGCCTGGTGCGCCAGGCCAGCCACAGCCACCAGGAGCGCGCCGCCATGTGCAAAGCGCTACTCAAACGCGGCCACCCGGTGGAAGGCAAAAACCTCAGCAAGGCACTGCACCGCGTGCATACCACCACACCAAATCCATCGGCCAGCACAGCCGCGTGAACCACTCAACCACTACCACCGGAGCCCCCCATGCCCCCGCCAAAAAACCGCCCCACCACTGCCCGGCCTCTGCCACCGCCCGCCCAGGCGCCACAGCCCGCACAGCCCTACCCCGTGCGCCTGCTGCACAACGCGGCCAACACCATCTTGCAGCGCGGCCAGGAGCGCGACACCAGCGCCGACGGCCAGCAGCAAGAGCGCAGCATGACCGCCACGGTGGCCGCATTCAACGCCATCGAGGGCACCAGCCTGACCGAGCGCCAGGGATGGGCATTCATGCAGTTCTTGAAGCTGGCCCGGGCGGCCAACACGGCGCGCAACGGGCGGTTCAACCCCGACGACTACCTGGACGGCGCCGCCTATGCCGCCCTGGGCGCCGAGGCCGCAGCAGACGGGGCGGGCAACGCATGACCAACTCCCCCTGGCTTGTCACCGCCCACGGCGCAGACCACCCACTTACCGGCGCCACCGTGCTGCTGCCCGACAACGCCCCGCGCATCGAAGTAATCGCCCACGCCCTGGCGCAAATCAACCGCTTCACCGGCCACGCCGGCCGCCCCTACAGCGTGGCAGAACACAGCGTGCTGGTGTGCGACATCGTTGCAGCCCGTGGCGGCAACCTGCATGCACAAATGGCCGCGCTACTGCATGACGCCCACGAAGCCTTTTGTGGCGATGTGGCCACCCCCATCAAATGGGTACTTGGAGCGCCGTGGCTCGAACTGGAAAACATGCACGCCCTGGCCGTGCGCGAAGCCTTCGCCATCAAAACAGCCCACGTTGCACACCGCGCAGCCGTGAAACAGGCCGACCTGATCGCCCTGGCCACAGAGCGGCGCGACCTCATGCGCTACGACACCGCACAAAACACCCCATGGCCCGCGCTTGACACACCCGGGCAGGAAGTGCACCCGCTGGACGGCGTAGACCTCAACAACCCCGCCCGCGCCGCCATGACCTGGCGCCACCACCGCGACACATTTTTGCAGCGCTATCGCACCCTGGATGCCCGGCGCTGCGGCCGGGACTTTTCAGCGCCACTACCCACAACCACAAAGGCGATGCCATGAATCTAGAACTCAAACCGTCCAACACCTGGACGGCATCAGAAGACAAGTACCTGCGCCGCTGGTACGGCCTGCAGACCGATACAGCCATCGCGGCGCACCTTGGGCGCACAGCACAAGCCGTGTCGCGCCACGCCAACGCCCTCGGCGTGAACAAAGCCGACAACCGGGCCAAATATGCCGCGCCACGGCCCAATCAGCCAGCAGCACGGGGCCGCCCCGGCGCAATGCCCAAGACCACGGGCCTGCACAGCATCATGGCCACCGCCACCACCTACGGCCCCGCACCCATCCCGGCCCTGGGCGCAACAGCCCGGGCCATCATCGCAAACAGCGTGATGCGCGGCGCACCCTACACCTGCCCCGAGCTGCGCCCCTACGAAGGCCGCCCCGGCGCCATGGACGCCTTCGCCCTGCCCAGCCGCCGGTTTGATCGGCGCGAGTACCGGGATGGGCGGGTGGAGGGGGTGGCATGAGCTTTCACGCGCCAAACCAATTTCGCGTCCGAAAGGGCCGCGTAGCAACGGACGAAACCAACGGCAACAACGGCGCGTTTCTGGTGCCGCAACGCCCGGGCAAAACACCATTCATGGTCATCGCCAGCGATGGCGACGGCTGGGACCACGTAAGCGCGAGCCTGCCAGACCGCTGCCCCACATGGGAGGAAATGTGCCGAATCAAGGCACTGTTTTGGGACGACGAGGACGCAGTGATGGAACTGCACCCGCCGCGCTCGGACTGGGTGAACAACCACCGGTTTTGCCTGCACCTCTGGAGGCCCCAGCAATGCGCGGTACCGCTGCCCCCGTCCTACATGGTCGGCTACAAGGAACTCGGGGTGCTGCGATGACCCGCAAACGCCAACCAAAAACCCACTACAGCCTGGTGCACGAACTGTTCGCCAGCGACACCACCCCCATGCCCGCGCACACCCGCCGCCACCAGCTCACGCGCATGGCCGATGCACTGAACGAAATGATGCACGCCCCCAGGCCCGGCAATGAAGCCTGGCGCGTCATCAGCGATGCGGTCAACCTGCTCGAAACCCTGGTGCTGTGCGGCGAAGCCCCAGTGAAAGACGCCACCACCGGCAAAACCATTGCCAGCCACTGGCGCGGCTGCGACGGCCAGCCCGTGGAAGTGGGCGACTCCAGCGGCCTGCTGCTCGACGCCATTACCGCCATGAGCAAGGCAGGCGAGCGCGCATTCAACGGCCAGCCCATGCGCCTGGACGGCCCCGGCCTGCAAGCCGTGCGCGCCGTGCTCGAAGACTACCAAGCCGCCCTGGAATGCCTGCCCGCCCGCACCATGGTGCGCTGCCACCGCGCAACAGAAAAGCGCATCCGCGAGATTTTTGGCCGCATTGATCACCTGCCCGATGGGGTGCATGTGATGGCGATTTGAGGGGAAGCACAGCGATGACACAAAACACCAAAATCGAATGGTGCGACCACACCTTCAACCCCTGGGAGGGCTGCCAGAAAGTCGGCCCCGGGTGTGACCACTGCTACGCCGAAACACGCAATGCGCGCTTCGCGGGCGGCACGGCCATCAATTGGGGGCCGGGCGCACCGCGCCGCCGCACCAGTGCGAGCAACTGGAATCTGCCCAAACGCTGGAACGCCCAGGCCGCTGCCTTCATGGCGCAGCACGGCCGCCGCCAGCGGGTTTTCTGCGCCAGTCTGGCAGATGTGTTTGACAACGCGGTGGACCGCGAGTGGCGTGACGACCTCGCCACACTGATCTTGAACACGCCCGACCTGGATTGGCTGCTGTTGACCAAGCGCATCGGCAATGCGGGGGCCATGCTGGGCCAGATGTTCTTGGATGGCCCGCCGGATAACCTGTGGCTGGGCGCCTCCATCGTGGACCAGGCCGAGGCCGACCGCGACATCCCCAAGCTGCTGCAGGCGCCTGCCCGCGTGCGGTTTCTGTCCATGGAGCCGCTGCTTGGGCCGGTGAACCTGACGCACATCGAGGTCTGGGGCGGCGATGCAGAAATCTACCCCCTCAAAGGAACGACAGATTGCGTGGATGACGAGGGCGCACCAACCGATGACGTTCCAGCACTGGACTGGGTGATCGTTGGCGGCGAGAGCGGCCCCCGCGCCCGTCCAATGCACCCGGACTGGGCGCGCTCGCTGCGCGATCAATGCGAGGCCGCTGGCGTTCCGTTCTTGTTCAAGCAGTGGGGAGAGTGGGCGCAGGTAGCCGAATTGCCGGTTCACCCCGAGGCGACGCGCCTACCGGGAAACCTATGCCGGGTCACGCGCGATGGTGTCACCGCAGACCACTATGTCGCCATCAGCACCGACGGCGGCCGGAAGCGCTACGAGTTGCGGCACGTCGGCAAGAAAGCCGCAGGCCGTCTGCTGGATGGCCGCGAGTGGAATGGAGCCCCCACATGCTAACCCCCCAATACATCCTCCCCATGCACCGCGAGCTGGTCGTAGACCTGTTTGCGGGTGGCGGCGGCGCCAGCACCGGCATCGAGCAGGCCATTGGCCGCCATGTGGACGTGGCCGTCAACCACGACACCGAGGCCGTGAGTCTGCACACGGCCAACCACCCGCAAACCCGCCACTTCTGCAGCGACGTCTTCGAGGTAGACCCCATCACCGTCACAGACAGCCAGCCCGTGGGCCTGCTGTGGGCGTCGCCAGACTGCAAGCACTTCAGCAAGGCCAAGGGCGGCAAGCCCGTCAGCAAGAAAATCCGCAGCCTGGCCTGGGTGGTGGTCAAGTGGGCCAAAGCCGTGCGCCCCCGCGTGATCTGCCTGGAGAACGTCGAAGAATTCCAGACCTGGGGCCCGCTGGCAGACGACGGCCGCCCCTGCCCGCAGCGCAAGGGCCAGACCTTTGCCCTGTGGAAGAAGCAACTGCAAAACCTGGGCTACCAGGTAGAGCACCGCGAGCTGCGCGCCTGCGACTACGGCGCACCCACCATCCGCAAGCGCCTGTTTTTGGTAGCCCGGTGCGACGGCCAGCCCATTGTGTGGCCCAGCCCCACCCACGCCCAGCCCGACGCCCGCGGCAAGGTGCCCGCAGGCATGAAGCCCTGGCGCACCGCCGCAGACTGCATCGATTGGACGGTGCCCGCGCCCAGCATTTTTGAGCGCACCAAGCCCCTGGCAGACGCCACCTGCAGGCGCATTGCCAAGGGAATCGTGCGGTATGTGGTGGATGCGAAGGCGCCGTTTGTTGTCGCCACAAGCCAATACAATGTTTCGGGTGCACCGTCAGGGGAATTCGGGGAACTACTCGCCGCAAGCGAGCCACCCGGCACCGTGGAAAATCGAGCCCGCGCGAGACGGGCCCTGTCTGAAATGCCAGGCTCCACGGCGCTCAGTGCATCCACCCTCATCCAGACCGGCTACGGCGAACGCCCCGGCCAATCGCCCCGCGTGCCAGGGCTGGAAAAGCCCCTGGGCACCGTAGTGGCCGGGCAAAAACACGCACTGGTCACCGCCTTCCTGGCCAAGCACTACACCGGGGTAGTAGGCAGCAGCCTTGCCGCCCCCATGGGCACGGCCACCACCGTGGACCACCACAGCCTGGTGGCCGCGCACCTGGTGCACATGGGCCATGGCGAGGGCGCGTGCGGCACCAAGCGATTCAGCCACGGCATTCGCAGCGTAGAGCAGCCCCTGAACACCGTCACGGCGCAGGGCGCGGCGGCGGGCCTGGTCACCAGCCACATGATCAAGCTGCGCGGCGACAACGTGGGCGCCCCGGCCACCGACCACGTGCACACCATCAGCGCCCAGGGCACGCACCACGGAGAGGTGCGCGCCTTCCTGGTCAAGTATTACGGCACCGACCAAGACCCCGCCATGCGCGAGCCACTGCACACCGTCACCACCAAAGACCGCTTTGGCCTGGTGCTGGTGCACGGCGAACCCTACGCCATCGTGGACATCGGCCTGCGCATGCTAACCCCCCGCGAGCTGTACCGCGCCCAGGGCTTCCCCGAAAGCTACCGCATCGACCGCGGCGCCGCAGGCGAGCCCATCACCAAAACCGCCCAAGTGCGCATGTGCGGAAACTCGGTTTGCCCACCCCTGGCCCGCGCCCTGGTGGCAGCGAACTACGCCGAGGCGCAGCAACAGCATGAAAGGCGGGCGGCATGACCGAACCCACAGCAAAGCAATGGAAGCGCCGCGCCATCAAAGCCGAGGAAACCGTGACGCTGCTGCAGAGCATCCGGGCCAGCGAAGCCGCCGTAGAGCTGCAAATGGCGCACGAGCTGGCAGCGGCCCGCGTGGCCCTGCGCGAGATCGAGGACGCGCTGAACACATTAAAAACCATAGCTGCCAGCGCTTTGCAGACAAGCGCTTGATGCCAATTTGAAGGAAACCAATGAGCACGACAAAACAACCAGAGGCACTGACCGAACTGCACGACTACCTGCGCAGCCTGGAGACAGACCACTCCCCCGACGGCTGGCCCGCAGTGCGCATGCGGGACATCACCGCGCTTCTAGACGACCTGGACAACGCACGATCTGACAATCAGGTCCTGCGCCTGGGTTACACAGCCGCGCGGCTGGAGATTGAGAGCCTGCAGCGCCGCGTGCAGGAAGTCGGAGCAGCAGCAAGGCGCGAGCATGAACGCGCCGCCGCGCCCACCGCCCAGCCAGCACCCCAGCAGGAGGCGCAGGAGCCGATGGCTTGGCATGAGCAGGCAAGAGCGATTCGGGAGGGTAACGAGATTGCAGCCAGCGACGAATATTTTGCGGCCCGCCCGCAGATCGTCAGCGCCGACCGCCGCAAGGTGTTTCAAGCGGGTTTTGAGCGCGGCTGGGACGCCGCCCGTGCAGCACAGGAGGACAAGTCATGCCCAAAGGAGTAACCCGGTGGTTTCCCCGGCACGTTCACCCGGCGCGGCTGGGGGTGTATGAATGCGTGGTGCGGATTTCGAGCAGCGTGCCCGCGTTGTTGTGGCGCCTGGAGTGGGACGGCACTGGATTCATCGTCCCGTTACCGATGATGGTTGACCACTGGCGGGGGCTCACGAAGCGGGCACACGCAGCAGCACAGGAGGGCAACAAGCCATGAGCACAACCGAACTTCTGAGCCTCATGCGCCTGCTCTCTGCGATGGAAAGCGCAATGTTGGCATCCAAGGTGCCGTTCCCGGACTACCTCAGCGATGAGGTAACGCGACACACGGAGATCATTGAACGGGATATTTTGGAAAGGACAAGAAGCCATGACAACTGACACCCCGCTGGCGCCGACAGACCCAGAGATTGCAGCTCTAAGATCGGAGTTCGGGATCACCTCGAATGGGCGCGGCATCAAAGAGTTCACCCAAGTGCGCGACTTCGCCCGCGCAGTCCTTGCAAAGTGGGGAGCGCAGCCTGTGCCCGCATGGTATGCGCTTGTGCCTGTGGAGCCGAGCGCTGAAATGGTGGATGCGGCCCAGGAGGCGTACATGCCGTTCGGCGACATGCAGCTCGCAATCCAGCTTGCCATCGCAGCAGCGCCGCAACCGCCGCGACAAGCGCCAGACCATCCCCGACTTTGACGACACAGAGGCCCGCCCATGACCGACATCCTCGACGAAACCGAAGTGGCCGCACTGCTGGCCTGCGAGCCCTCAACCGTGCAAACCATGGCGCGCGAAGGAGAGCTACCGGCGGTCAAATTCGGGAAGCACTGGCGATTCCCCCGCGCCGCGCTGCTGGAGGTAGTCAACCGCCGCGCGCTGGAGAACACCGCGCCCAAGCCCAAGGCACCCACCCGCGCAGTGCTGCGCCAGGTGCCAAGCAAGCGCCAGGCACCGCCCGACCTGACCGCATTTTTAGGCCAGGCGTGAGGCCAGGTCAGACCCGCGCAGCGATGCATAGCGCAGCATCATGCGCGTGTCAGACCAGCCCATTATTCGACAAATCTCAATCTCGGAAAACACCCAGCCCGTAGCGTTGCGCAGCTCCACCCAGCGGCAGGTGGCCTCGTGGCGCAAATCGTGCTCCCTAAAATCGGGCACCTCGGCATAGTCGAACAGCACCGCGAAGCGCGCCGTCAACCGGCCAGACGCTAGGTCTTTGTCCCCCGGCGACCCATCCCAGAACGGGAACACCAACCCCACCCGGCCATCGCACCACGCGCGCAGCTTTTCGCGCAGCGCAGGTTTGAGTGGCACCACGCGCGGCTTGATGACGCCGTGGTGCCCCTTGCTGCCGTCCACGTTGATGACGCCCTGGTCAAAATCAACCGACGTCACGCGCAGGCGGTACGCCTCAAACAACCGCAGGCCGGTGTCCACGATCAAATCAAACAGCAGGGCAAATGCCGGGTCCACCTCCAGCGCACGCTGCCTGTCGGGCCGCTTGTGCCCGGCCAGGGCCTGCAGGATGCGCGCGCATTCGTCGGGCGCCAGGCGCCGGTTGCGCACCTCGTCACGCTTGGGCTTTGCCCCTGCGGCCACATCGTCGGGCGTGTAGGCGCTGTACCCACGGGGCAGCAGGCGCAGTGCATTGGCCTGGGGCGGTGCGCCCGGTGCTGTCGTCTGCCGGATGTGCCAGTCCAGCACCCGCGCCAGCGACCCCACCCGCTTGCGGATCGTGCCAGGCGCCAGGTTGTTGACGCGCTTGAGGCGCCGCACGTAGTCATCGCACCATGCAAACGTGACGCCAGACACGCGCAGGCCAGGCGTCTCGCGCACCAGCAAATCCAGCACCTCGCCATCAGACGGCGCCACATGCGCCGCACGGCTGTAGGCGCGGATGACCTCAATCACCAGCGGGTCGTCAGCCTTGACCACCGGCCCGGCCAGCAGCTCGGACGGCACAATGCCACGGGAGAGCACCGATTCCAGCACCTCGCCGTAGGCAAGCGCCTCGGCTTCGGTGTCGAAAGTGAAAAAAAACGGCTTGTGCAACAGGGCATGCTTTACCCGCAACTGATACCGCTTGCCGCGCTGTTGAACGTTGAATGACATCGCGCAATGGTAACTCGGCTCGGGGAACTGCACGATCCGGTTAAAGGTAGCAGAGCTACTGAAACGCGGTAGCAGAGCGCTGGTTTGCACTACATCCAGCCTCAGAAAACAAAAAAGCCGCTACGCTTTTTATAGCTGTAGAGGCTTACTTTGCAAGGCTTGAGACTGGAGGCGCGGTCCGGAGTCGAACCGGACTAACCGGATTTGCAATCCGGGGCATAACCGCTTTGCTACCGCGCCAGAAAACCGTACCCCTGACAAAAAAGGGAAGCAAACGCTTCCCTTTTTGTGGAAATTGGAGCGGGAAAAGAGTCTCGAACTCTCGACCTCAACCTTGGCAAGGTTGCGCTCTACCAACTGAGCTATTCCCGCATTTACTGAAGCCTCACATTGTATAACGTTTGTCTGCAGTGAAGGTATTGTAGCGCAATTTTTTGGGGCTGCCAGAAAAAATCGTCAATGTTTTACGGATTCTGCCGCCGCGCCCACCAAGGGCTCTGCGGCCACGGTCACCACAGCAGCAGCGGCAACTTCGGCATCGGTCAGGGGCACCGGCTGGCGTTCCAGAGCAACCTCCAGCACCTTGTCGATCCACTTGACCGGCACGATCTCCAGGCCACTCTTGACGTTGTCCGGGATCTCCTGCAAATCCTTGACGTTTTCTTCGGGGATCAGCACCGTCTTGATGCCTCCGCGCAATGCGGCCAGCAGTTTTTCCTTCAAACCACCAATTGCCGTGACTTCACCGCGCAGCGTGATCTCGCCGGTCATCGCCACATCACCGCGCACCGGAATACCCGTCAGCGCCGATACAAATGCTGTGGTCATGGCTGCGCCGGCGCTCGGGCCATCCTTGGGCGTGGCGCCGTCAGGCACATGGATATGCACATCTCTTTTCTCGAAGGCATCGTCCTTGATGCCCAGCATGCGCGCACGGCTGCGCACCACGGTGCGGGCCGCCTCGACGGACTCCTTCATCACGTCACCCAGCGAGCCGGTACGGGTAATCACGCCTTTTCCAGGCATGGTCACTGCCTCGATGGTCAGCAAATCGCCACCCACCTCGGTCCAGGCAAGCCCAACGACCTGGCCGACCTGGTTCTTTTGTTCCGCCCGGCCAAAGGTGTATTTGCGCACGCCCAGAAAGTCCGGAAGGTTGTCGGCCGTGACCACGACCTGAGGCTCCAGCTTCTTGAGCAACAGCGCCTTGACTACTTTGCGGCAGATCTTGGACAACTCGCGCTCCAGCGAACGCACACCCGCTTCGCGGGTGTAGTAGCGCACCATGTCACGCACTGCAGCCTCGGTAATCTGCAGTTCTTCGTCCTTCACGCCGTTGTTCCGGAGCTGTTTGGGCAGCAGGTACTTCATGGCGATGTTGGTTTTTTCGTCCTCGGTGTAGCCCGAAAGACGAATCACCTCCATGCGGTCGAGCAGCGCTGAAGGGATGTTCATCGAGTTCGATGTGGCGACAAACATCACATCGCTCAAATCAAAATCAACCTCGACATAGTGGTCGCCAAAGGTGTGGTTTTGCTCGGGGTCAAGCACCTCCAGCAAGGCACTCGACGGATCGCCCCGGAAGTCGGTGCCCAACTTGTCGATTTCGTCGAGCAGGAACAACGGGTTGCGCGTGCCGATCTTGCCCAGGCTCTGCAACACCTTGCCAGGCATGGCACCGATGTAGGTGCGGCGGTGGCCACGAATCTCGGCCTCGTCGCGCATGCCACCCAGCGCCATGCGTACATACTTGCGCCCCGTGGCCTTCGCAATGGACTGACCCAGCGAGGTCTTTCCCACGCCCGGCGGGCCGACGAGGCACAGGATGGGGGCCTTGACCTTGTCCACGCGCTGCTGCACGGCAAGGTATTCCATGATGCGATCCTTGACCTTCTCCAGCCCGTAGTGGTCCTCGTTGAGCACGCCCTCTGCATTGGCAAGATCGTGTTTGATCTTGGTTTTCTTGCTCCAGGGAAGCGACACCAGCACATCGATATAGTTGCGCACCACGGTCGCCTCGGCCGACATGGGTGACATCAGCTTGAGCTTCTTGAGTTCGCCTTCAGCCTTCTTGCGGGCTTCGGCAGGCATCTTGGCGAGCTTGATCTTCTTTTCGACCTCTTCCAGGTCGGCGCCTTCTTCGCCCTCACCCAGCTCCTTCTGAATGGCCTTGACCTGCTCGTTCAGATAGAAATCGCGCTGATTCTTTTCCATCTGGCGCTTCACACGGCCACGGATTTTCTTGTCAACGTTGAGGATGTCCACCTCACGGTCGAGCTGCTCGAACAGGTTTTCGAGCCGCTCCTTGACATCCGCGAGATCCAGCACGGCCTGCTTGTTTTCGAGCTTGAGCGGCAGATGCGCCGCAATGGTGTCGGCCAGGCGCCCTGGATCATCGATGCTGGAGATGGAGGTCAGGATTTCCGGCGGAATCTTCTTGTTGAGCTTGACGTACTGGTCAAACTGCTGCATCACGGCACGGCGCAACGCTTCGATCTCGCTGGGGCGGTGCGCGCCCTCGGTCGGCTCGACCGGCGTCACGCTGGCAGAGAAATGCGAATCGGCATCATCAATCGTGCCGACCAAGGCGCGCTGCTGGCCTTCGACGAGCACCTTCACCGTGCCGTCGGGGAGCTTGAGCATCTGCAGGATGGTCGAGATGCAACCCACATCAAACATGTCGGAGACCGATGGCTCGTCCTTGGCTGCGGCCTTTTGCGCCACCAGCATGATGCGACGGTCGGTCTCCATGGCCAATTCCAGCGCCTTGATGCTCTTGGGACGCCCCACGAACAACGGGATGACCATATGAGGGAAAACAACCACATCGCGCAACGGCAACAGCGGCAGCTCGATGGGTGTGGCAGAAAGGGGGGTATGTCCGGACATGGAGATCCTCATGAAACTACAGGGAATATGGTCCGCAGACAGCAATTTTCAACCCCGCGTGCATACCGCAGACGCGAGGGTTTGGGCCGGGCGGGAGCGCCGCAACGCCCTCGCCGTGTCATCAAGCCTTCTTCGCCGCTTCGCGGTACACCAGCAGTGGAGGCTTGTTCTCATCAATGGTGGACTCGTCCACCACCACCTTGTCTACATTGCTCGTATTCGGCAAATCAAACATGGTGCCAATCAGCGCCTGCTCCAGAATCGAACGCAGACCACGGGCGCCGGTCTTGCGCGCCAGGGCCTTGCGAGCGATGGCCTTGAGTGCTGCGGGCCGAATTTCCAGCTCGGCGCCTTCCATGGCCAGCAGCTTGCTGTATTGCTTGACCAAGGCGTTCTTGGGCTCGGTCAGGATCTGCACCAGGGCATCTTCGTGCAGCTCGGCCAAGGCCGTGACGACAGGCATGCGTCCGACCAGTTCGGGAATGAGGCCGAACTTGATGAGATCCTCGGGTTCGATTTCCTGGAAGACGTCGGACAACGAACGCTGCTTCTTGCTTTTGACGGCGGCGCCAAAACCGATGCCGGAAGCTTCGGTACGGTTCTCGATGACCTTCTCCAGGCCCGCGAACGCACCACCACAGATAAACAGGATATTGGTCGTGTCGATCTGCAGAAAATCCTGGTTTGGGTGCTTGCGCCCGCCCTGGGGCGGAACGCTGGCCATGGTGCCTTCGATGAGTTTGAGCAAGGCCTGCTGCACGCCTTCACCCGACACATCGCGGGTAATGCTGGGGTTGTCGGACTTGCGCGAAATCTTGTCGATTTCGTCGATGTAGACGATCCCGCGCTGCGCACGCTCGACCTCGTAGTTACAGCTTTGCAGCAGCTTCTGGACGATGTTCTCCACGTCCTCGCCCACATAGCCCGCCTCGGTGAGCGTCGTGGCATCGGCCATCACAAAGGGCACGTCGAGCATGCGTGCCAGCGTCTGTGCCAGCAAGGTCTTGCCTGAACCCGTGGGGCCAATGAGCAGAATGTTGCTCTTGGACAATTCCACCTCGTCTTTGCCCGCCTTGTCCTTGTAGCGCAGCCGTTTGTAG